CTTTAACCAATACAGGTGTTGGTACTACTAATACTAACTCTACCGCTGGTACAGGTTTTACTGACTTTACTGATTTAACTTTCTCTAACGTCACTACAACCGCCCGCGGCGCGTTAATTTATAACACCACTCCATCGGCTAATGACAACGCTAACTCTGCATTAACTAACGCAGCTGTATGCGTGTTGGACTTTGGTGGTGATAAGACCTCAACTGCAGGTGACTTCACTATCATTTTCCCAACGTTTGATGCAAGTAACGCAATTATCCGTATCGCTTAATAGCATATGGCAGGCGCCAATTGGGGTGGAGGTCCCTGGGGGGTAGGGGCCTGGGGCGAAGGTTCAATCTCTGTTTCGGTTAACGTAACAGGGTTATCTGCGTCTATTTCAATTGGTGACGATGTTGTAGTAGCAAAAGCTAATGTAAGCCCCACTGGTGTAACCGCCTCTGGGGCTATTGGCGTTGGAACTGTAGCTGCTAAGGCTAATGCAGATGTTACGGGCGTATCTGCGTCCGGTGCAGTGGGGGATGTTAGAACTGGAACCTCAGTACAAGTTACTGGGGTTTCGGCTTCTGGAAATGTAGGAACCGCTTCTACATCTTCAAATAACAACATATCCGTAACCGGTCTGCAAGCCACAGGTGCGTTAGGCGAAGAAGAAATAGATGGAAAAGCTAACGTAGATGTAACGGGAGTAAGTACAAACAGCGCTGTTGGCACGGTATCTATAACGTCAAAAGCCTCAGCATTACCCACGGGCGTATCTGGCGGAACCATACTTGGTAGCGTAGTAGCTTGTCCTGACGAAGAAGGTTGGGGTGCCTATGGCTGGGGTGAAGGTACCTGGGGTGGTGGGCTTGTAGAAGTATGTGTTATAGGCATTGCTGCTACCGTCAATATTGGACAAGTTAATACCGCTCAATCTGTTACCTTAACTGGGCTACAAGCCAATGTTTCTTTAGGTACCGTAGAAGTAGATGCTAAAGCTAACGCCGATATTGTTGGTTTTGGACTTGTTGCCGAATTAACCGGGGTAGCCGTAGATGCTGACTCTAATCATGGGGTTGTTGGAGAACAGGCGATTTGCTCTGAGGGCACAGTAGCTATAAGCGCTGGTGCTAATGTAAATGCGGTAGGTGTTGAAGGATTAGGAGAAGTAGGTACAGCTACAACCCAAAGTAACAATAATATATCTGTAACAGGCGTAGAAGCTAATGGCTTTGTTGGGGACGCAGAAATTGATGGTAAGGCTAATGTTTTAGTCACTGGAGTTTTTGGTACTGGGGCTATTGGCACTGCAGGTGTTAGCGGTAAGGCTAATGTAAACGTTACAGGAGTAGAAGCTAGTGGATCTACGGGAACTGTAAGGGTTGGAATATTTGTAACTGTATTTGTAACGGGTGTTCAGGCTACTGGAGCCCTTGGAGAAGAGGAAGTATCTGGTGATGCTAACGTCTTCCCAATTAGCGTAACTGGAACGGGTCAAATTGGCACCGCCCAAGTAGTAGGAAAAGCCGTAGTTAATGTGACCGGCGTGGCTGGTACGATGGGGCTTGGTGAGGTAGAAGTAGAGGGTAAAGCTACCGTAAATGTAACCGGGGTAGCAGGGACAGTTTCTGTGGGTAGTGTTGCTGTAAACAGCGATGCTAACGTATACTTAACGGGTGTGAGTGCAGTAGGTCGGGTTTCTAGACCCCTAGTCTGGGGCTTGATTGATACTTCGCAAACACCAAATTGGACGCCGATAGCGGCTTAGGAGCAATAAATGGCAAGTACATATAGTAATCTTAAAATTCAGCTTATGGCGACCGGGGAAAACTCGGGAACCTGGGGCAATGTAACTAACGACAATTTGGGAATAGCCATTGAACAGGCTATCACTGGTTCGGTTGACGTTACTGTTAGTAGCAATACTACGTTAACCCTAACTGATACTAATGCAGCGCAAAATGCCCGTGCATTACGTCTTAACTTAGGTGGTAGTGGTGGATTTGATTTAACTGTCCCCGCTATCCAAAAGCTATACCTTATTAACAACGGGTCACTAGGTGCCGTAGTTGTTAAAAACGCATCGGGGTCAACTGTTACTGTACCTACTGCTAAAACAATGTGGGTATTTAGTACAGGTACTGGAGTTGTAGACGCAGTCACTCATTTAAGTTCATTAACTCTTGGGTCTGCGCTTCCTATTGCTTCAGGCGGCACAGGTTCAACTTCAACCACATACGCAAACCTACAAACTAACGTAGTTGGAACTCTTCCGATTGCTAACGGTGGTACAGGTTCAACCACAGCCGCTTTTTCAGGCGCTAACATTACATCGTTAAATGCAAGTTCCGTTTCTTCAGGTACTTTAAGTAATGATCGTACAACTGCAACCGCTTCAAACGGTGCGTCAACTATTGTTGCTCGTGATGCTTATGGTAATTTTGCAGGTTCAACAATTACTGCAAATACTGGATTTAGTGGTTCGGGGGCAAGTCTTACTTCATTAAACGCTAGTTCTATTTCATCTGGAACAGTAGCAACGGCTCGTCTTGCTTCCGGTACTGCAAGTTCAGCTAATTATCTTCGTGGAGATCAAACCTGGGCATCTATTAGTGGTGGTGATGGAGGCATTCAAGGAATGCAAGTTTTTAATAGTCCGGGAACTTTTACTACACCAGCAAATACTACTAAAGTCTACGTTCTAGCAGCAGGTGCTGGAGGTGGAGGTTCAGGTGGTGGTAATGAACAAACAGGTGGCACTGGTGGGGGTGGAGCGGTAGGAGCTGGTGTATATACAGTAACTGCAAGCACTGGATATCCAATTACTGTAGGTAATGGAGGTAGTGGCGGTAGTGGCACTCCTGGTGGAAGTCCAACAGGTGGGGGGAATGCTGGGGGAGCTTCTTCTTTCGGTAATTTGCTTACCGCTAATGGTGGTAACGGTGGTAGTGGGGGCCCTTCGCCTACTTCTGGCCCTCCTGGCAATAATGGAAGTGCACCTTTAGCAACTGTAAGTACCTCCGTTTTGAATGGCAATACGTCTAGCGCTAATATACTTATGTTTTCTAATTCTATTGGTGTTGGTGGGCCAGGTGGAAATGCTTCAGGTGGTGGTAATCCTCCCGGCAGTGCTGGGCAACCAGGTAGAATTATTGTTTATTTCTAAGGATTTATATTATGAAAAGTGCTCTTATTGATATTCCATCTACATTAGTTGTTCAAGTTAATCCGTTAGGACAAACCTTTGAAGTAGATTCTGCTCACGAGTGGGTAGATTGTCCTGACGATGTAACTGCTGGTAATTTTAATTATGTAAACGGGCAGTTTACTCCAGTCCCCCCACCATCCCCGCCCACTGCAGAACAAAACAAACAAACAGCAGCTGCTTTTTTACAGACAACTGATTGGACAACTATTCCTGATGTTGGGGATCCAACAAAAAGCAATCCATATTTAAGTAACGTTCAAGATTTTGTGGTGTACCGTAACGCCGTACGTCAATATGCAATTAATCCTGTAGCTGGATATATTAACTGGCCTCAAAAACCAAACGAAGTTTGGACAACGGTTTAATGAACCAAGACCTTATAGATAATAACTATTTGTTTGTACCTGATTTCATATCAATTCAGGAAGCAAATAGTTTCTATAAAGAACTTAAATTAAACGCTCAACTTTATCCTAAGTTGTTTGGTATTAAAGATCCAAGTTTTAACGATTGCCAAGCATTTTCAACATATAATTACGTGCCATTTATTGCCCTGTTATGCGAAAAAACAGCGCACATGAACGAGTTAGTTCAAGAAAAATTACTACCTACATATTCGTACGCTAGGATATATAAAAACGGAGCCGAATTAACAAAACACACTGATCGCCCCGCTTGTGAAATTAGTGTTACTTTGCATATAGGTAGTGACGGTACTTCTTGGCCTGTTTATTTTACTAAACCCGACGGCTTTGTTGTTTCAAAAGATCTAAAACCGGGGCAAGCAGTAATTTATTTTGGTTGTGTATCAGCGCACGGTCGAGAAGGTACTTTTGAAGGGCAGGAATACGGGCAAGTATTTCTACATTACGTTAGAAGCGAAGGTAAATATAGTAATCATTTTTTTAATAAAGAGCATAAATGAAACATACCTATATGGTTTTTGAAGGCGCAGTAAAACCGGAGTTATGCAATAAATTAGTTGCGCAATTTGATGATAAATCTTACGAACCGGGTATGGTTGGGTTTGGTGACGGTATCGTAGATAGACAGATAAGAGACGCAGATCGTCAGTGGGCAGCAAAGGGTGATTTAGTAGAGTGCATTCTTACTCGTTTCATTATGCAAGCAAATCAGGAAGCACTTTGGAATTTTGACATTACTGAGCCTGAGTTAGTACAAATAGGACGCTACGAAAAAAATCAATTTTACGGACAGCATATAGACTGTTATGTAAAAGGTGGCGATATTATTGGAACAGGAAACGGCAGTGCGGTTATTGTGCCAATGCTATCTCAACGTAAAATTAGTGCTTCTTTATTGCTTAATGACGAATCAGAGTATGAAGGTGGTGATTTATTAATACTTAATGAAAAAGTAAAAACAAAAAAACAAGGAACCATTATTGCGTTTCCGTCTTTTATGGCACACCAAGTGACTCCTGTAACTAGCGGAGTTCGGTACAGTGCAGTATGTTGGATGGGGGGGCCAAAATGGAAATGAACGTTAAGATAGACAAATTTGTTGGTATTTTTGAAAATGCTTTTTCTAAAGAGTACTGTGAATCTCTTGTTAAAGATTACGACACCGCAATAGAGGCTGGGTACGGGCGTATTCGTCAAGACGACGAAAATTTTTCTAAACTGCAAAAGTCTGATACACAGTTATACAACACACTTGATAATATTCAAGTTCCTATATCAAGGATTGCTGCTTTTAACGAAGTATTTTGGGGTAAGTGTTATCCATTGTATGAAAAAGAATTTCCTTCGCTAAAAGATTCTGGTAGACACAGTAATTTTTCTTTTAAAATGCAGAAGACTGGTCTTTGTGAGGGGTATCACATTTAGCACTATGAATCTCCCAACAGAGAGATGTGTCATCGTTTACTTACTTGGATGGTTTATTTAAATGATGTAGAAGAAGGTGGTGAAACGGAGTTCCTGTACCAAAGTATGCGGGTCAAACCAAAACAAGGCACCTTAGTTATCTGGCCCGCTGCGTTTACACATACCCACCGTGGCAACCCACCATTGAGCAATGAAAAATATATTATTACAGGTTGGACTGAATTTTAAAGGCTAATATGATCTCAGAAAACCCAGCAGTTAAATTAGAAGACGGTACTAAAGTGTGCCGTCACACGGTTGAAGTCTTTTGTCCTAATTGCAGTCGAGATGTAGATGAGGCTGAACTTACTGCACAAAAGTGTAACGACTGTGGGTTTGATTTATCTACTCCTAAACAATCTGTATCTGTTTGGGCTACTTCTGTACCCAAGGGTGGTACAAAGCTCTGGGGTGAGTAAATTGAATCATGTCAGACGAACTCGGATTGTCGGCTGGTGCCAAGGGGATCAGCGAGGGGATTAAGACTGGTCGAGAGGCTGGGCGAGAGATTGGTAAGAACATCGAGGATGTTCAGAAGGAAGCAGTAGATGTAGCGAAAGAACGGGCAAATGCCAAGATTCGTGAGCGCAGAGAAGCAGAGTTAAAGAAGGAACGGGCTATATTTAAAGCCCTTGAGGAATACAAACACCGTAAGAAGATTTCAGATGAAGAGTACAAATTAAGGGTAGATTTTATAAAGCAGCACGGTACTAAAGAATGGCAAAAGGTCTTAGATATTAAGACCGAGATTGAGCGGTTAGAGAAAGAAGACAAAAAGTACTTTGATGCCGAGTTATCAAAGGTTAAATGGGTGCAGTTTTGGTGCTTTATGGCTGCGGGCTGGATTGCTTATTACATAGTTTGGGGGAGTAAGAAATAATGTTGACATTAATATCCACAGCGCTGTCCTTCCTCATGGGAGGCCTGCCTAAACTCCTAGACTTCTTCCAAGACAAGGGCGATAAAAAACATGAACTCGCCATGGCTGCCATGCAAATGGAGCGGGAACTTAAGCTCCTAGAAGCTGGCTATGCAGCTCAAGCCCGTGTAGAAGAAATTCGCACCGAGCAGGTGGCGATGGAGACCCAAGCCCAAGAACGCACGGCTATGTACTCCCACGACATCGAGATTGGCAAAGGGGCTTCTCAGTGGGTTATTAATCTCCGTGCCTCGGTACGCCCAATGGTGACTTACCTGTTTGTGTTCCTGTTAATTGTGGTAGACATCTCGTCTATCTGGTGGGCATGGTCATCTGGCGCTGCATTTGCCGAGTCCGTTACTATGATTTTTGACGATCAAGAGATGCAGATTCTGGCTTCCATCATTGCTTTCTGGTTTGGAACACAGGCGTTTAAGAAGTGAAAGTAAGCGAAAAAGCCATCAAAATGATTAAGCATCATGAGGGTGTACGCCAGAAGCCGTATCGCTGCCCAGCTAAGTTGTGGACGATTGGTGTCGGGCATGTGCTCTACCCAAGGCAAGGTGCGTTAAAAATAGATGAGCGAGATGCCTACCCACTGGAATACAAAGATGACCGTACCTTTTCGATGGAGGAAGTAGATGATATTCTTCGAGATGACCTTAACCGCTTTGAGCGAGGTGTTGAACGCTTCTGTCCCGTTAAGCTCACTCAAGGTCAGTTCGATGCTCTTGTATCTTTTAGCTTTAATGTTGGTCTGGGAACACTACAGCGCAGCACCCTCCGTCAGAAGGTTATTCGGGGCGAAATGGAAGAAGCGGCAGAAGAGTTCTTGAAATATACGCTGGCTGGAGGTAAAGTACTGAAAGGCTTAGTCACTCGTAGAAACGATGAACGGGCGTTATTTTTATCTTAGGGTAAACCAGTATGCCATTTATCAAACTTAACTTTAAACCGGGGTTAAACCGAGACCAGACCAATTACTCTAACGAAGGGGGTTGGTTTGAGTGCGATAAGATTCGTTTCCTGTCTGGATACCCGCAAAAAATAGGTGGGTGGATTAGGTCTACCCCTAACTTTATGCTCGGTGTTGGTCGGCAAATGTGGAATTGGTTAACTACTTATTCTGATAATTTGCTTGGAATTGGTACAAATAAAAAACTATATATTGAAGTAGGGGGCGTTTTTTACGATATAACCCCTCTTAGAGCTACATCTGTAAACGCTACTACTTTTACTGCCACTACTGGCTCTTCTACTTTAGTAGTTGTTAACTCTGGATCAGCTACTACTACAGGTGATTTTGTTACGTTTAGTGGGGCAGTGACGCTTGGTGGCAATATTACCGCTGCAGTTCTTAATCAAAACTATGAAGTAACCACAATTAATGCTAACGCATATAGTATTACTGCCAAAAGCCCAACCACAGGTTTACCTGTATTAGCTAATAGTTCTGACTCCGGTAATGGTGGGGGTGCGGTAACTTCTAAGTATGAGATTGCTATTGGTAACGCTGGGAACACGCTAGGTTATGGATGGGGTACGGGAGTATACAGTGCTCCTGGTATTGGTTGGGGGCTTGCGAGTGCTACACCTGTAAACCTACCGCAACGTGATTGGTGGTTTGATAACTTTGATAATGACGCTGTAGCTAATATTCGTGATGGCGAAATTTACTATTGGGAACGTGGGACTGCTACTATTGATACCGCTCTTTCAAATAGAGCCGTTCTTTTGTCTGGGCTTACTCTTAACGGTATTGCTCCTAGTTCTGTACCCAATAAGGCAATGCAGATACTTGTATCGCAAAACGATAAACACTTACTGGCTTTTGGTGCTCAACCTTTTGGTGGTGGTTCAACTGACTTTGACCCCCTTTTAATTCGTTGGGCTACCCAAGATCAGCCTAATGTATGGAACCCATTACCTACTAATACCGCTGGATTTATACGGGTTTCTCGTGGTTCACAGATTGTCCGTGCATTACCAACCAGACAAGAAATCCTAGTGTATACGGATTCCCACCTGTTTTCGTTCCAATACACCGGCACAACCGATGTGTTTATTTTGAACGAGCTTGTTGATATTATTTCTATTATCTCCCCCCGTGCTTGCGTATCGGCTAATAACGTTACTTACTGGATGGGGCACGATAAGTTTTACGCCTACTCTGGACGGGTTGAGACGCTCCCTTGCACCTTGCGTACTTTCTTATTCCAAGACGTTGACTACAATCAAGCGGATAAAATTGTGTCTGGTACTAACGAAGGGTTTAATGAGGTATGGTGGTTCTATCCTAGTGCTGGTTCAAACACAAATAACCGCTACATAATTTATAACTACCTTGAAAAAATCTGGTACTACGGCAATATTGAGCGTACTGCTTGGTTAGATTCTCCGTCAAGGGAGTACCCACAAGCCATTCAATACGACAGCACTGCACAGATTGGGTATTTACTTGACCATGAAAATGGGATTAACGACGATACCTTGCCTATGGCAGCATATATCCAGTCTTCTGACTTTGATTTAGACGATGGTGAAAAGTTTATTCTTACCCGCCGCATGATCCCTGACGTTAACTTTACGGCTTCTACCGCTGCTACCCCAACGGTTAATTTTGCTATTCGTCCTCGGAACTTCCCAGGTAGTAGCTTTGAGACTGACCCGTTTGACAGCCAGAGCGTGGTAGAAAGTTCTATAGGGGTCTATACAGATCAAGTATTTATACGGGCTCGGGCTCGTCAGATGGCAATTAAAGTAAGTTCTACCGCCCTAGGCGTTCAATGGCAGTTAGGTAGCCCTCGCTTAGATGGTCGTGCAGATGGTAAGCGTTAATGGCTCTAGAGCGATTTAGGGCTCCCGCCTTACCTATACCCAATGCTGAGTATGATCAGAGGACGATGACCGACATTATTCCGGCACTGCGTCTTTACTTTAATCAACTAGATTCCCTAACCCCCAACCAAGCCCAATCTTATCGGGCAGATAACTTCTATGGTGGCGAGTTTGATGGTACGGTGATGACTGCTAATAACGTTGCTACGTCCACACTCACAGCAACTTACAGCAACGTGTCGTCCATGATGTCAGAGTTTATTCGGTCTAAAGGCTTCCTAGGAGGTAACTTTGTTGGCGGTACCTTTATGGGTACTAATTTTTATGGGAATAGTTTTGTAGGGCAGGGTAAAGGGTTAAGTTTCCCATATGGGGCGTTTCAATCTAATCAAGATCAAACAACTACAAATAATACTGTCACTCAGATTACCCTAAATGTCACGGACTATAACAATAATATAACTAATAGTTCTGGGAATATGACGGTTAATACCGCTGGTTTGTACAATTTGCAGTTTAGTATTCAGTTTATAAACACCGATAACGCAGCGCACGAATCAGTTGTTTGGCTAAGAAAAAATAGCACCAATGTGCCGGGTACCGCCAGCCGATTTGATACTCCTGCCAGGAAAAGCGCAGGGGTTTATTCTTACGTTATTGGAGCTTGTAACTTTTATATAGACGCCGCTGCAGGTGACGTAATTAAGCTATATTGGGCTACAAATCAAGCTTACCAAGTTAGCCCCTCCGTTGATGGGGTGTATTTATATGCTGAAGCTGCTGCTACGGTTCCCCCTGCGGCTTATGTTCATCCAGCCATACCGTCGGTGGTTGTCACCCTTACTTATGTGTCTTCTCTAACCACTGCTGGTGATGCCAATAACTTTGAAGAAGTAGCCCCAATTAGCGTCACAGGATTTGGACAGATTGGCACTGTAATAGTTAATACTACAAACACTATATAAATAAAGCCCTACATGATAAACTTTCAACAAATTACCAATACGAGGCGCGTATGAGCATTAGACAACTTAGTTCCGAGGTTGCAAAACGGGGTCGCAATGGCGACACAATGCTTATCCACGTTAACCCAAGAGAAGTTGCTGGACTACAGTATTTAGGTGAGCGGTACGGCGCAAAGATGACAGTTAACCCGGATACGGGTTTACCCGAAGCTTTTAACTTTATGCGCTTTATGCCTATGATTGCTGGCGCAGCCTTATCCCCATTTATTACCCCTATGGGCGCAGCCGCAGTGGTTGGCGCAGTAGAAGGCGTACGTACAAAAAGTATGCTGGGCGGTCTAAAAGGCGCTTTAGGAGCCTATGGCGGTGCTAGTTTAGGTACAAGCCTTGCTAGTTTTGGCGCAGAAGGATTAGGACAAAGTGCTGTTGGTTCTGGTACAACTGTTGGCACTGAAGCTTTAAATACTGCTGTGGCTGTTCCTCCGCCAGTAGTGCCAGCAGCTGAGACTACGGTATCGTCAATTAATACTGGTGCTGAGGCTTTAAAACCTACTTTTAGTAATGTAGGTCCTGATCAGGCGGGAGAGCTATTCCGTTCGGGTCAAATTGGTCCTGAAGCCTATGCTAAATATGCGCAGGGGTATTCTCAAGGAGTTTCTCAGTACAATCCAACTACCTTCTCTAATATGGGTGAGGGTATTAGCCGTGCTTTTACAGATCCTGCCGCTGCCGGTAAGGCTTTAATGGCTGATCCAATGCGCACTGCTGCTACTGTAGGTTCTCTTGCTCTTGGTTCACAAGAAGGACCTCAACCTTATCAACCACCAGAAAAGAAAACTTACGGTTCTTCAACCAAAGCTGAGCCATATAAACGTAACTATAGGGATAACCCTAACCCATACGATACATCTCGTGAGTTTGAATACTTCCAACCTAATGCTCTTTATGTAAAAGAGGGTGGCTATATTGGGATGCAGGCGGGCGGTAAACCACCACAAGTAGGTATGCCTACTGGGTTATCTGATGACTATAAAGCCTACATGCAACAGTTACAGTTCATGATTAACAACAAAGACTCTGCCCTTACATTGCCTCAATCTGCAGCACCTGTTTCCCAACCCAAGTTTGCTACTCAAGCTGCATCTGGGACTGTCCCCAATGCGTACTACGCCCCTGGTGGTATTACACGTATTCAAAAAGAAGGACAGGTGCGTGGTGATGGGGACGGCATGGAAGATAAAGTCTATGGAAATATTGAGGGTAGGCAGAAAGTAGCCCTATCCCGTGACGAATTTATCGTACCTGCTGATGTGGTATCTGGACTTGGAAACGGTTCTAGCAATGCAGGTGCTGACAAACTATACAAAATGATGGACCGGGTTCGTAAGGCACGAACTGGGATTAAGAAGCAAGGTAAACAAATTAAAGGTGATAGATACGTACCCGCTTAACTATGTTACAAGTAATTCACGGATGTGATTTTTCGGACTGGATTTTAGAGCGTATGCCCGTTAAAAACGGGAAGCCTAAGTGGTATTACACCATTGGTATTGGTAATGAAAAGAAGTTATTAGGTGGGGTAATTCTGTTTGATTACGACGGAATTAACATCTATTTTGGCGGTGCTAGTGACGGAAGTTCTAAGTATTGGTTGAACAAGCGTGTTATTGGTGAGATTGCGGATTACGTATTTAATAATCTAGGTTGCGTAAGAGTAACCGCAAGAACGCAGCCTGACAACGCCAAGGCTAGACGGAAGCTTGAAAGTTTAGGTGTGAAGGAATTATTAGGCAAGGATACGGTACCAAAGACATGTTGATTTACGGTATCCTACAAAGTGAAGCAATGCGCTGGATGAAGAAAAAAGAAGAGGCTATGGTATGAATCTACTAGGAATGAAACGTAAGTTGTTACCTTTAGGTAATGCTATGGATTCTGGTGGCGGAGGCGGGGGTGGTGGTCCACAAACATCCACTACTAATACAAGTAACTTGCCTGAGTATGCTCAACCGTATTTTGAACGGGGCATGGAACGTGCCGAAGCTCTTTCTCAAGAAGGTTATGTACCCTACACTGGGCAACGTATTGAGGGCTATAGCCCTCAGCAACAGCAACTATTCCAGCAAACCTATGGTTTACAGCGTCCTGGTGAATTAACAGGGGCTTCTCAAGCAACTGGAGCCGCAACGCTTGGTGCCCTAGGGACTCAGTATGGACCTACTCAGTTTGATAGAGCCACTGCAGAAAAGTTTGGCACTTCTCAGATGCAGGAGTACATGTCCCCTTATCAACAGGGTGTAACTGATATTGCCAAACGTCAGGCTGCTCTTGACGCAATGAAAATCCAACAAGCTACTAATTTAGGAGCTGCTCGCACCGGTACCTATGGTGGTGCTCGTCAACTTTTAGCGCAAACTGAAAGAGAAAAAGCTTTAGGAACTCAATTATCTGATATTCAGACCAAAGGTCTTCAATCCGCTTTTGAAAATGCTCAAGCTCAATTTGAACGTGACCAAGCCCGCCGTATGCAGGCGCAGCAGTATGGCTTAGAAGCTCAAAAAGCCGGAGAACAATCCCGTCAGTTTGGGGCTAATTTAGGATTGCAGGGTCTACAGACCGCTCTTACAGGCGCTGGTCAACTAGGACAGTTAGGTAAAGATATACAGGCTACTGATCTTTCCAGATTACAAGCCCAACAACAAGTAGCTGGTTCAGAGCAAAGTCAACGTCAGAAATCTCTTGATCTGGCTTACCAAGACTTCTTGGCTCAACGTGAGTTCCCATATCGCCAGCTTGAGTTTTATAACGCTATGCTGCGTGGCTTACCTGTTAAAGCAGATACAACTTCATCTAGTTATCAGGCTCAGCCTAATGTGGCTCAGCAGGTTCTTGGTTATGGTATTCCAGCCCTTGCCTTATCCAAGGCATTTAGTGCTGCTTAAGGAGTCAATATGGAAATGCTAGGGCTTCCGCTCGAGGAACGTAAAAAAGCGTATGCAGGGGTAGATTTATCTTCCTTAATTACTAAGTACAACCAAGCAGAAAAACAGGGTGATTTGCCTACTATGCTGGCTTTACTAGATATTATTAAGGCTGCCCCTAAGGGTAAGACCCCACCCATGACTACCGTCAAAGACGACATCATGGCTCAAGCAATGCCACAGCCTATGCCTCAGATGCAACCTCAGGCTAGTGTTCCTGGGTTTGAAGGGGCTGTTACTGCGCTAGAAAACCAAGAGATGCCAGTTAGCGGTATGGCTAATGGCGGTCCAGTTATGAACGTGATGCGTGATGGTGACGCATACGACGACCAACCAGGTCGTGATGAATATGCAGAAGGTGGCGTAGTTAAGATGTTTGGGGGTGGTATTCCTCCATACAATGTAGCCACTGCATCTATGGACGATTTAATTCGTTTTGCTCAGTTTGGTGATCCTAAAGCTGGAGAAGAACTTACTAGACGACAGATGTCTGGATTCCAATATCGTCCAATTAGTCAATTAAATACACCAATGCCACCTGGCGTATCCGCACAACAAGCTTTTGCTAACCGTCCAGGGGGGGTTCCTGGTGCTATGCCGCCTCCTCCGTCTCCAGCGGTAACCCCCGGCACTGCGGTACCCCCCACCTCTACGACACCTCCTTCTTTATTTAGTAGAGCAAAAGATGCAGTAAAACTTGCTGGTAAAGGAATCGGTTTCTTAGGTAAAGCTACTCCATTTTTATACGCAGCTCAACCGCTTGAAGCAAACGCTGGTGAAGCAGATGCTCTTGCAAAACTACGTTTGATTGATGGGTTAAACCTTACGGGTCAAGAGTTGCAGTTAGCTCGTGACTTGGCTATGTCACCTAAAGTTAGTCTTGAAAGGTTTACTTCAAAGTATTTTCCTGCAAGCACGGCGGTTGCTAGTGCTCCCCCTCCCCCTAGCGCTGGCGGGGCTGGCACTCCTGGTATTAGTAGTATTGACTTATCTGCATTTAAGCCACGCACTGCTGAGGAAGAAGTTAAACGCTCAGAAGATTACATAGCAAGTCAAGTGGCTGCTGGTAAGATTAGAAGTGAAGAAGACATTAAAAAAGATTTTGAAGCGTTTCGCACTGAGGGTAAAACCCGTGCAGAAGCAGATCGCACTGCTGCTAAAGAAGCTTTCAAAGAAAACATACTTCTTAACGCCGCTTTAGCTGCTCCTCAATTCCTAAGAGGTAGAGGACTAGATCAGGCTACCGCTCGTTTTAGCGAAACATTTGCCCCAATGGCTCTTGAGACTGTTTCTCAGAAAACTAAAGCAATTAAAGAAGCTAATAAGTACGAGCGTGATTCTGACGACAAATTCCGTTTGGCTCAAATTGATATGGATAAAGCAGCTCGTGCTACTGCCGAAGGGCGTTTTGGTAGGGGTCAAGAACTTGAACAAAAAGCTTCACAAAATTATTTAGCTGCCCAACTTGAAAAATATAAAGCAGATATGTCGTATGCAGCTACAATGGGTTACGTAGATCGTGTAGTTGCTAAAGGGCTGGTTGACGCAGCTGCAGAACGAGTTAAAGGTTTACAACTTAACGAGCAGTTTAGGAAATTACCAATGCAAGACCAACAACGCATCATTAATAATATCTTGCAACAAGCAGTTCCTGGCATAGGTGGATTACAAACCAATAGACCTCCAATTCAAAACGTACCTGGCTAATATATGAGAATCGTTGAAGACCCAACACTGGGTAGATTGACGTATCCGGACTCTATGTCCGATGCCCAAATTTACGCTGATATTGACAATCGGTTAATGGGTCTTCTAACCCCTAAGCCTAAAACTAGCGCATTAGGTCAAGTTAAAGAAGTAGCTAAAGGAATTGTTCCTGGTATTGGTGGGGTAGCAGAGTCAGCAGCTACTGGTGTTGGTGGCTTTTATGCTGATCTTGCAAAAGCATACGGAATCGGTCCAGGTGCTGAACCTGTTGCTAGAGGTATACAAAGTTTAGGTCAGAAAGTAGCTGAGAGCCCCGTAGGTAAATTTTTTGAACCTGCAGAGGGTTATGAAGTTGCACCTAAATTAGGTAGAGCGTTAGGTTCTGTAGCAGGTATTGCTCTTACACGACCGTTTGGTAGAGGTGTTCCTCTTTCTACTGGTGCTGCTATGGGCGCTGGAGAACAAATTGAACGGGCTGTTGAAGAAGGCGCATTACCTTCACAACGTATGACAGCGTCTGTTCTTGGTGCAGCCACAGGTTTAACTGAGGCATTGCCTGTTGAGTTAGCGTTTGCCCGTGCTATGAAGTTAATGCCTGGTTCGGTAATGAACCAAGGCTTACAGATTGTTCGTAATGCCGCATTGACTGGTGGTGTAGAAGGCGCACAAGAAGCTGCACAAAACTTCTTACAGAATTTAATTGCTAAAAATGTTTACAAACCTGACCAAGAACTCATTGAGGGTGTTGGAGAAGGTGCCGCTTACGGTGCTGGTGCAGGTGCAATATTCCAAGCAGCTCTTGATTTAACGGTAGGACGCAAAGCAGTTCGAGGAGTTCAAAAAGCCCAACAAGCCAAGAATCCACAAGAAGCCGCAGAGAAAATTGCGGAAGAGGTTGCTAACCCAGAACTTACCGAAGAAGAAAAGAAACAACGTCAACGTGCCGAGATTCGGCAAAAGCAGCTTGACCGTGGCATCAACCTCATAGACGAGGACGACCTGACTACCTTGGGTCTTAAGCCAGGCAAGAAAGCTGATGGAACCTACAACAAGTTGTTAGGTAAGAACCTTAGTGATCCGGTTGAGCTCGAAGCAATTCGTAAGACCTTTGATAACTATTTATCAGGCAGCCGTCAGAAGATTAACGACATTACAACTATCCAGAAGGTGCTTGATAAGCAGATTGCTGGCGAACCCCTCAACCTATTTGAGACTTTGGTTGTTAAGAATTACAACGGCGAGGACATTGACGCATACCTTGATGGATTAATTACTAACTTACAGGCTCGTGGTCCAGCTGCCGTTGTACCCCCTACCCCCACCCCTCCCCCTACCCCCCTTACTAAAGAGCAACAACTTGCTCAGACAACTGAGCGTCTACGTCAGTTAGGGGTTAAGTCAGCTGATGAGATAGAAGCTGAAGCCAAACAAGCTGGTAAAGAGCGTAAAGAGAGTGAAAATCAACTAAAACAACTAAAGAAACTTGGCGTTCCTGTAGAAGCCGTTGCCCGTGGAGAAGCCCTTGCTGGAGCACAGCCTGACTTATTTGGCGACATTACTACCCAGCAGGGTACCCGTGGTACAGGAGCCGAAGCCGAGTTT